TTTTCTTTTTGAACCTTTGGCAGATTTTCTTCCACAAGGTTGATATTTTCCATCCTTCTTTGGTGCTCCAATATCTACCCATTTTTGATCCACCCATTTTTTTAAGTCACCCATTATTTTTTCTTTTTATTATCTAATCTCGCAACCTCTACCTTTTATAGCAAGACCTCCACTTTTCATTTTACGTCTTTTTGTTGGAAATTTTTTAGTGTTTTCTCTTCTTTTTTCTAGATTCCTAAATTTTTTTGAAGGACTTTCTCCTTTTAAACCCTTATCACTTATTCTTCCTACTCCTTCTTTTGCATAACCTCCAGGAACTTCCATTATACCACCGTCTTTGGCAGATGCTCTTACTTTACCTTTACAAACTTTAGATGCATACATGTTTGCGTACGCCGAAGGGTAAACATCGAATTTTCTCTTCGCTGCTGCTTTTCCTTTTGGACAAAGTTTAGCCATTATTTTTTACCTTTTCTAAATACGCCTCTACCTTTTAAGATATCAGCTCTAGTTACTTTACCATCACCTGTTAAATCAGGAAATTTTTTAGCTGTACCACCATCTTTTTTACCAGGTCTAATTGGTTTTGGTTTCATTTGTTGACCATACCTGTCAGTTGGTTTAGGTCTTAAAACACCTGGACCTCTTGGTTTAAGTGCTCTACCTAATCCTCTTAATTGTATGCCGTATTTTTTAGCCATTATTTTTTCCTTTTCTTATCTACGTTTTTTATTTTACCTTTATTTTTAGATGCATAAAAAACTTGTTCAGCTTTTTTATTACCATAAGTCTTTTTCATAGACTTCATGATTTTTTTACCTTTAGCTGTAAGAGGCATTATCTATTGATTTTGCCTTTTTTCTTCATTTTAGAACCAAACTTACCATAAGATTCATTTCGAGAAGCAACTAATTGTTTTTTAGTTCTTTTCTTTTTGATTCTCATAGCAATAGATTCGTCTTTTCTAGCGTTGTAACCTTGTTTTTTCTTACCAACTTTGCCGCCTTTTTTCATAGCGCCTCTGTCCATAAGTTCAGTTGGCATTCTTTTTGATCTCATGTTTACACCTTGTCCACGTGAATACATCATATCTCCAGTTCTGCCTCCCATACCACCAGCTTTAAGAGCTTTTCTTGGTTGAGCAACTTGTTTGTTAAATCTTCTATTTGCCATTATTTTTTTCCTCCGTTTCTAAATATTTGTGTTCCCTTTATACCATAAATGCTAGCCACTACCAAGATCCATAAATTTGTGAACCATTGAGGAAGTTGCGAAAACATTTCGAAGAACAATTTTACCTTGTCCATCGCAGTGGGGTCGTCTGATACGACCGCCCAGGCTAGAACTGCAACTGGCGTGCTCAATATTATGAGAACCGCTTCGTCTTTCCAGTCTGATTGTCTAGCTTCTAACAATTTACCTTGGTAAGCTTCCTCACCACGGGCTTGTTTTTCAGCATGCAATAATTGTGCTTCAGACATAGCCATCTTTGCTCTTTGTCTGTTAGCGTAAATCTTTGAACCAGCTTGTGCTGCAAGTTTAATTGCTTGTAGCCACATAAACTAATACCAAGTTGCTTTAACAGGTTTTTTGTCAGGTCTCATTCTTTTTGTACCTCTGACATCAACTGTTTGAGATTCATCTGGGTTAGTCATTTCAACAGGTATACCACCTTGTTGTAATCCATCTTTACCAACACCCAATTCTTTTTCAATTTTAGGTGCTTTGACGTAACCTTGACCTCTTAAATAATCTTTAGACATATTTTATCTCCTTATTTGTTTGATTATAACTATTTTTTACCGAAGTTTCTACCAAAATCGTGAATTTTGCTTTTATCTGCCATGCCTTGTTTAGCTAATGACACACTTGCACGTAATTTTGCTAATTTTTCGTTTTGTTCAAGCTTTTCATCTTGATTTTCTTGGTTCATAAGAGCTTTTGCTGTATCAAGATCAATTTTTTCCTGACCTTCTTTTAGTTTTCTTTCATTTTCAGCTGCTCTTAAGTCAACTTCTCTTGCTTTTAACTTAATTAATGGATCACCATTGTATTCACCCATAATTTTTTGTTCTTCATCCATATAATCTTTAGTCATTTCAGCAATAAGCTGTGCTTTTCTCGCATTAATTTTCATTGTTAACGCTTGTGCTTGTGCTATGAGCTGCGGATTGTTTGGATTTTGTTTTAATATCATTTGCATTTGTTGTGCTTGTTGTAATTCTTGTGTAAATTCTAATTGAATTTGTTCTTGTGCCATTAAAGAAATTCTTTCAAGTATATTTTTTTGTAAAGCAACCATAACAGAAGGTGAATTTTGCACCATGTTTGATTTCATAAAGTTTAAATGTGAATCAATGTGTGCTTTATGATCTTGACCAGGAAAAGCTTGAAAAGGTTTCATACCCATTGCAGCAATTTCTTCTAACGATGGATCTAAAGGCGTTGGCTGCGATGGTTGTGGTAAAATTGCATTTATATTTTTTACTCCTAACGCATCATACATTGATCTATACGCTTGATAGATGTCATGTATCTGTGGATTAGTCTGTGCTAATTGTAATTGTGTTTGCGCCATAGATATTCTCTGTGTCTGTGAAAATATATTTGGATCAGCTACGGGTAAAATATCTACCTTGTCATCAAAGTCTGCAACTTTTATGTTTCTTGTAGCTCCAACAACATCGTAAGGATATTCAGAAGGTAAATATGTTTTGAATACTTCTGATAGTAATTTAAATTCTTGTTTTAATCCTACATATAGTCTTTTGTGAATAGCAGACATAACTCTTGAACCTCTTTCAAGTAAAGCTACTGTTGTACCCACTGCAGCTTGTTGATTCATATCTCCAACTTGTGAATCTGCTATTGATGCAAATCTTTGACCTGCTTGAACTACGATACCCATTAATTGTAGTAATGTTGCATCAGGACCTTTGAAAGGTAGTTGCATAAATTGATCTCTAATGTTTCCACCAGGAGCATCTACATCTCTAAACTCACCAGGTTGTAAAGGTTGTGCATCATCTCTAATTCTTAATCCTCTAGTTTTAAATCCTGCTGGTAAGTTTGCTAAAGTTCCTGCATCAAGTAATTGTCTTAAAGCTGCTGTTGCCGTTCTTGTTAAACCACCAATCATATGAATTAAACCAAACCCATAAAAACCTGTACCTGGTAAAAATTTAAATTGTACAAAGTAACTTATTTTTTTCTTTAAAGGATCTTCAGGTTTATAATTTCTTCTAATAGATAATATAGTTTGATTATCATCTGCAAAAGTTATGACGTACGGTAATTTAATTCCTGTTGGATTACCATTTTCATCCATATCTTCATATCCTTCTAAATCTAAATTCGTATGCATTTCATAAAGTGTGTATTGATCTTCTTGACCATCTTTTGAAATACCTTCTAATTGTAATTTCTTTTCTTCTAATTGATTTTCTGTAACAGGTGGATCGCTTAATTTTACATCTCTGTAAAATCCAGCGACCTGTTGTTTTCTCAATTCGTTACCTGACATTTTGATAACATGTACAATTGCATCGGTATCATCTAATGAGGTAGCTGAATACGGAACAATTAAATCTTCTGCCGGTACGAATTTTGACACGGCTCTACCTAAAAGTTCATCATAATAGACTTTCTTAAAGGTAGAACCGGAGAGGGGTAGATAGAAAAGCATTTGATCAAACTCTGGCTCATACTCTTTCATCTGATCCATAATTTGATAATTCATAAAATCTTTTACACGTTTTGACTGTTCTTCTTTTTCAACAGTGATGTTTCCTAAAATCTGTGTTCTAACTGGACCATCACTTGGTAATAATTCTTTGTAAGCTGTTGCTTGAAATTGTGTAACCGCTTCAGCAAGTACAGGGTGATTAACACCACTAGCTCCTCTGAAAGGTTCTGTTCTTCTCTCGTATTTGAAACCTAATAATTCTAAACCTTCTTTGTAAGATTGTTCCCAATCTCCTCTTGATTCTTTGTATTCTGTGTATTGATCGTAAAGAGTTTGACCTAAAGACTCTAAAGAAGAGCTAGACATGTCGTCAGCTAAATTCGCAAAGTGTCCATCGGATTGTCGACCAGGGACCGTTGTTGGATCAAAAGTAACTTCAGCTCCACCTTCTTCGTCCATAACAACTTCACTTGTGTCTGTTGTAATAACTTCTTCTGAACCGGGAACAGCTACTTCTTTTTCTTGAAACTCTTCGTCTTTAATTTCCTCAACTGTGTTGGGTAATGACTTATCTATACTATCTACCATATCTCTTTCCTGTTAATTATTTTACACCTTTGACGGCAACTATACCCCCATTACGAAAAGAAGTAAAGTCAGTTTCATCAGCTAAATTAGGTAACTCACCTTTTTGAGCTTTAGCTTTTAAGTTCATTAAACCTACTGCAGCTTCGGGTCCAAAGCCATATGCAAGTGCAGACTCTACTGGTCCTGTTGCTCCTTGTTCTGCAGCTTTCGCTACATCATACGCACCTAGGCCTACCATAGCTGGACCAACAATAGGCACAACAGCTCCCACTGTTCTAGCTATTGGCTTTCCAATAATCTTTGCTATTTTAGTTACAGGTTTAGCTACTTTACCTATTGTAGTTATTTTTCTATCTACATATTTTCTTAAATCTGCCATTTGTTTATCTACGTCTATTTTAGGTGCTCCAATATATTTTCCTTTTACAAAAGCCCTAACTCCTAATTTTTTTAATTTTTTATCTGCTTCTGATTTTGTTATATTTTTAGTATTTAAAGAAGTTAAAACTTTTTTCTTTTCAATATTTGAACTTCTTGTTGCAACCTGTCCCTTTCTGTAATCTTGTTTTACACCTTTTGTGTGTTCATATTCAGCTGCACTTCTGTTCATAGGATTAGAACCCATTTTTCTAGCTTCTAATATATCTAAAGCTTCTCCATAAGTTATGTTTTGATTTGGAACTTTAGTAAATTTAAATTCTTTAATTTTTTTAATTAAATTTTCTCTTTTCTTAAATTGAGGATGTTTGGTTATAGGTATAGAATTTTTTGGAGCATTGGGTAATGCTTTTTTATTTGCACCAACAACAGAATAAATTTTACTACCTTCTTTAATTCCAACTACCGCATTTTTAGGACCACCTCTAATAATTTTTAAATCAGCATTTCCTTGTCTAGCTGCTCTAATCATATCTCTAATAAGTGCATTGTCTGGATTTATTAAAGCTCCACCATACCCTTGCTTAATAACCACACCTCTTAATCTTGCTAAATCTTTTTCTCTTTTTCCGCCTTCGTAATACCTTTTCTTTTGTTGTTTACTTCTTCTTGCTTGAACCTCTGGTTTACCAAAATATTTTCTTTGACGCTCTCTTATTCTTTTTCTTTTTTCTGGATCTTGATATGCTAAATTTTGTATTTTTCTTCTTTGTGCTTGAGCTTCTGGTGTTTTTGCTTTTACTGATCTTTGTTCTGCTCTAACAATATTACGAGCTTGATCATATCTAGGATCTCCTTTTTTAAAACCAAATTTACTTTTACTAAAATCAGCTTCAGGAAATCTTTTTTTAATTTGAATTATTTTATTTTTTGGTACAGGAGGACCTTGAGTT